ATTGTCGATTTTATAAAAAATAATCCTTTAAGCAATTTTCTTGGCAAGTTAAATCCTTTTGGTAATGCTAATTTTATGGTTGGCGATGGTAGTGGGGACGGCGACGGCGGAGACGAAGGAGATGGGAATGGAGGCAATTTTAGTAATCCATTTACTTCTGTGCTTCCTTTTGTTCCAACGCAAAAATATTTGGATGCAGTTGCTAGAACAGAAGAACTGAAAGAAAAAACAGCAGAAATACGAGCAAGAATAGATGCTAGAAAAACTGGTTCTACAGGCACTACAAATACTAGCCAAGGCGTCGTTATAAATGTTAATGCCGCTTCAATTATAGATAGCGAAGGATTTACTAGAGCCGTAATTGATGCGCTTAATGAAAGTCAAGCAAGGACTGGTTCCTTAGATACCCTTGGCGTATGACCCTGTGGAATCCTGTCTATCGCGTTAAGGTCGATGGTGTAACAGCTACCAGCGCGACTCTTAGCGGATTAACCATAAGCTCTGGTCGCACAGACATTTATTCCCAGCCAATTGCTGGCTATTGCAATTTAACCCTTATTGAAACAGCCGAAACATCAGTTCCCTATGAGATCAACGATGCAGTCACAATAGAAGTCAAAGATTCAACTGGCACTTATGTCAACCTTTTTGGCGGCTTCATTACTGACCTAGGCATTACAGTCCAGACTTCAGGATCAACAGCAACTAGCCAGCAGATTAAAATAACTGCCGTTGGAGCTTTGGCAAGATTAGCTAGGGCAGTTTATGTTGGCAATTTTGCCCATCAATTTGACGGAGACCGAATCGAAGAACTTCTTAGCACAGTATTATTTGATCAATGGAACGAGGTTCCAGCGGCCGAGACTTGGAATGGCTATGACCCACTCGTCCAATGGCAAGATGCAGAAAATAGTGGATTGGGTGAGATTGATACCCCAGGAGATTATGAGCTTCATTCTGAAAATAATCTTAACGATACTGTTTATAATCTCGCTTCTCGCTTTGCGACTAGCGGACTTGGATATTTATATGAGGATAATCAAGGCCGAATTGGTTATGCAGATTCAACGCATAGATCGCAATACCTAGCAACTAATGGCTATGTTGATTTAGACGGAAATCATTCTATTGGCCCCGGACTTTCAATTGTAAAAAGAGCTGGCGATGTTAGAAATTCTATAACTATTGGATATGGAACTTCAGGGGCAGAAGTAACAGATGAAGATTTGGCATCAATATCTGAATATGGCCTTCTCGCCTCTACCATATCGACCACACTTCGCAACCAAGGCGATGCCAATGCTCAAGCAGCGTTCTATTTACTTATCCGCGCATATCCTCAATTCGCCTTACGGCAGATAACCTTCCCTATAGCCAGCGGTGAAATCGACAATTCAGACCGAGATAACCTTCTTGGCGTATTTATGGGCCAACCGCTTAATATCATTAACTTGCCAGCCAATATGGTCGGTGGAGAATTTCAAGGATTTGTCGAAGGATGGACTTGGACAGCCAGTCTTAACCAGCTCAATTTAACCCTAAATGTCTCGCCTATCGCTTTCAGCCTTCAGGCGTTCAGATGGAACTCAGTCCCAGCGACTGAAACTTGGAATACAATCAGCCCTACTTTGGACTGGCTCAACGCTACAATTGTGGCATAGGAGAATAAATGGCAACGACTACTAATTATGGCTGGGATACCCCTGACGATACTGATTTGGTCAAGGATGGCGCAGCTGCTATTCGCACACTTGGTTCATCTGCTGATACGACAGTAAAAAATCTAAATCCTGGAACTACTGCTGGCGACATTGATTACTACACCAGCGGAACTGCTAAGGCTCGAGTTGGTATTGGAAGTAATGGACAGCTATTAAGAGTTAATTCGGGTGCAACAGCTCCTGAGTGGGCCTTAGGGGTTAATTTACAATTAAACGCTCAAACTGCCACCTACACAGTTGTTCTGGGTGATGCCTTCAAACTAATCACAATGTCTGTGGCTGGAGCTAATGACTTTCAGATTCCTACTAATGCCAATGTTGCTTATCCAGTTGGGACAGTAATAAATGTTATTCAGATCGGAGCAGGTCAGACAACTATCAAGGCTGTCACTTCAGGCACTACTACAATCTCATCAACTGGAGCAACTGCCACAGCTCCTAAGTTGAGAGCGCAGTATTCGGCTGCATCCTGCATCAAGGTTGCAACTGACACTTGGTATGTCGTAGGAGATATAGCGTAATGAGTTTAATCGGGATTATTGCTTCCAGTAAATTAGGTGCTAAAGCTACTGGTGGAACTATTGTTACTTCTGGTGGTTTTACTTATCATACTTTTACTTCAAGTGGAACCTTTACTGCATTACAAAATCTTAGTTGTGACATTTTAGTAGTTTCAGGTGGCGGCGGTGCTGGTAATGGAAGTGCTGGTGCAGGTGGCGGTGGTGGCGCAGGTGGTCTTTTAGCTTTTACTTCTGAATCTGTTACAACTGGTGCAAAAACAGTAACAGTAGGAGCAGGTGGGGCTGGTGCAGGAACGGCAGCAAGTAGTTCAGGCGGTAATGGCACAGGCTCACAATTTGATGCGCTAACCTCACCAACTGGTGGAGGTGGTGGCGGTTCATCTAGCGTTTCTGGTGGCGCTCCTAAAACTGGTGGCTCTGGTGGTGGCGCATATTTTGATGGCAACGGCGTTGCTAATGGTGCTGCTGGCACTTCAGGTCAAGGAAGCGCGGGTGGTAATTCATCAGGTGTTGGCGGTGCAGGTGCAGGTGGCGGCGGTGGTGCTACTGCTGTTGGAAGTAATGGAACAAATACAGTAGGTGGCAACGGCGGTGCAGGTTCTAACGCTTATTCAACTTGGGCAACTGCAACTGGCACAGGAGATAGCGGCTACTACGCTGGTGGCGGTGGTGGCGGTGTTTATCCCCCACAAACTGTTGCTGGAACTGGTGGAGCTGGTGGCGGTGGAGATGGATGTAAGTCAGATTTATCAACGAATACTGCTGGTGATGCTAATACTGGTGGTGGAGCTGGTGCGGGCGGTAATGGTAATCGCCCTGCAGGTGGCTCAGGCATTGTGATAGTGAGGTATGCAGCATAATGGCGCACTTTGCAGAAATTGATGAAAATAACATAGTCATTCGCGTTTTAGTTGTATCTAATGATTTAGAGCATAGAGGCGCTGAGTTTTTAGCTAATGATTTAGGACTTGGTGGCACTTGGATTCAAACCTCATACAATGGCAACATAAGAAAAAACTTTGCAGGTATTGGTTATACTTATGATGCAAACCGAGATGCTTTTATAGCGCCAGAGCCAGTTGAATCTATTGGCTTTGATGAAGAAACTTGCCAATGGCTAGTTCCATCAATAGAAGATTAAGCAAAATCCCTCAAGATAATGCCTAAATTATGCGCAGCAGGAATTCAACTAAGGAATCAGATTGATGACGATTATCCTGATAGGGATCGCAAGTCTGATGGCTGGGTGGCTGATGCTCGGCATCTTGCAAAGGGCAGTTCTGACCATATACCAGACGCAAGAGGAATCGTCAGAGCTTTAGATATTGATTCTGATTTATCAGCTCATAAAGAAGAGGCTTACGCGCTAGTTGAAAAGATTCGTAAATGCGCCAAGAAAGGCGATAAGCGAATTGCTTACATTATTTTTGATGGAAAAATTATGAGTCCGATACTTGGATGGAGACGCAGAAAATACAATGGCGCTAATCCTCACCGGTCCCATTTCCATATTTCATTTACAACTTTGGGAGACAAAGATGGCAGTTATTTCAACCTTGAAGGAGAAGCTAATGAGCGACCTAAAAAAGATGGCAGAGAGCTGGGCCAAGACATTCCTAGCAACGGCACTAGCGACCTATCTAGCAGTCGGCCTAGATGTCGATGCAATTGCCAATGCAGCTCTCGTATCAGTCTTGCCTAGCATCATCAATTGGCTAAACCCTAATTACGAGCGCTACGGCAAAGTCCGTTAATGCCAGCGGCTGACTTGGCTACATTAGTAGCTTCAGTATTGGGATCTATTGCCTTACTGATTGCTGGCCTTCGTTACATAATTAAATTGGAGAATATTCCAATAG